TCCCACTATGATAATAGAGTATAAATTCTACCCAAAACATTTGGGTTCTGAATTTCTAGAAGTTTATAATCAAGTTAAAGATGAACGAATAGAAGCAAAACATAATGGTATTAAGACTAAAGATAAAACGCTTAAATTAGCATTAAACGGTCTTAGTGGTAATCTACAGAATGAACATAATTTCTGTTATAGTCCTTTCGCAGTAATGCAGATTAGAATAAATGGACAATTACTATTACTTATGTTAGCAGAAAGATTATCTGATATTGGCTGTAGAATAGTACAGGCAAATACAGATGGTTTATTTGTTCTTCTTAAGAAGAATCTGTATGAAAAATTACAAAGTATATGTAAGGAATGGGAACAACAAACGAGACTAACCCTAGAGGAAGATCGTTTTGAAGCTATGTATCAGTATGCTATTAATGATTATATAGCTGTAAAAGAAGGTTATCAAGCAATGAAGAAATTGTTTGAAACTGAACCAGAAAAAGCTCTAAACAAAAAGAAAAAACCTTATACTTCTTTAGATATGATTAAAGATGATTATATTAAAGAAAAAGGCATGTTCATTACTAAGGTTTCACTTGGTAAGGGAATGTCTGCAAAGATTATTCCAGAAGCTATTAGAGATTATTTTGTTGATGGTATTCCTGTAAAAGATACTATCTACAATTGTAAAGATATTAAGAAGTTCCTTACTTACCAGAAAGTAGATAAGAAATTCTCTGTAGAATATAATGGAGAACTGATACAAAGAATCAATAGATTCTATGCATCTACTAATGGTCCTTATTTATATAAATGTAAAATAGTAAATAGAGATGTTGAGATACCGCAATATCTTGTATGTCTCAAAACAGGAGAAAGTATAATAACTACAGATCCAAATCAGTTTTACTATAATTCTAATGTAGAACAGATATTACCTTATAGTTCAAAGATTATAACTAAAGGTACTAGAGTAGACTATACTAATCTACTTACTGCATCTGGTGTTACTATACTAAATAAATTTGATAATAAACCTATAGAAGAAAGAAAGATCAATTATCGCTACTATTTAAAGGAAGCGTTAAAGATCGTTGAAGAATTAAAACCAAGACAACTAACGTTGTTTTAACAAATATTTCCAGATTGTATCAAAAGTTAGTTCATAAAGTACTATATTATGATACTAGAATTAGATACAACATTATTAGATATTTTTGGAGAAATATCAATTAATCAGTTAGTATTTTTAACTCTTGTGTTGAATGATAATCAAAGTAATAATCAAGACGTTCACAAGTTTCTCAGCCGAATAAGTGAAAACGACATACAAGAGTTAATCGACAATGACCTTATCTCCTTTACTACTTCAGGAGATAATAAAATTTATAGTCCTACAGAAAAACTATTGTCAAGTACAAAACAAGATAAGACATGGTTTGATGAGTTCTATGAAGTATTTCCAGTGTATGTTTTAAGACCAGATGGTACTAAAGGTTTTTTACGATCTAATATAAATAAATGTCGTAAAGAATATAACCGTATTGTAGGTAAATCTAGAGCAATGCACGAACACCTTCTTCAATGTCTTCAATTTGAAATTGAAAACAAAATGATAACTGGTAAAATAGGTTATATGAAGACGATGTGGAAATGGCTCACTCAACATGAGTGGGAGGTTATTGAAGAGCAAATGAGTTATGAATCTGAAACACCTGTAAGTTATGGAGAATACGGAACAGAATGCCGTTAAAATACTACCTTTTGAGTCAATATCTCAGGTAGCAAATAAATCCATAAACTACATTAAAGCTAGAAAAAATCATAGTATAGTATCATTAAAAACCAGATGGGATAAGTTCAATAAAGCCACTGGTGGAATTGAACCAAATATGATATTTACTATAGCTGGTATATCAGGTAGTGGTAAGAGCTCAGTTGCAAATATGTTAGTAATGGATTTGATTGATCTTAATCCTAATCAGGATATCGTAGTATTATACTTTAGTTTAGAAATGGTAGACTACAGAAATGTTGGTCGTGTAATAAGTAATAAAACTAAGAAAACTGTATCTGAATTATATAGTTCAGTAGAAACACTTAGTGATGAAGACTTATTAAAAGCTGAATCGGCAGCTGAAACCATTAAGAAATACAATATATACTTTGTTGATAAAGTATGTAATGTAGAAGAAATAGGTAATACTATAGATTACTTTCATAATACTGTAGCTAACGGTCGTTGGCTAATAGTAGTATTAGACCACGTTCTTCTAGTAAATGGAGAGGGTGGAGAAAGAAGTACAATAGTCGATTTACAGAAAATGTTTATACAGAAGAAGAAACTTTCTAATACTAGTATAATACAGCTTTCACAGATGAATCGTAATATTGAAAGTCCTGATAGAATTAATAATCCAAGCACTCACTTTCCAATGAGAAGTGATTTATCAGCATCTGATGCAATATTTCAAGCTAGTGATTTTGTTATTGCTGTTCACAGACCAGAGATACTTAATCTAGCTATATATGGAGTACGTCGTCTACCTGTAAAAAATAAGGTTTATATGCATTTCTTAAAAGTAAGAGATGGTGAACCATGTATATTAGAATTTGAAAACGAACTTCAATATGGTAATCTAATTGAAACAAATACTGCAAGTGCTGAAGAACAAAAAGTAGTATTTAAACAAATTAAAAAAGGCTGATTATGAAAGGTTTTACAATTAAACTTCCGAAACAAAATATTGACCCTCAGGGTTCTTTGAAAAATCGTATATTAAACGAAGTTAAAAACCGCTTACCGTTTGCTAAATGGTATGGAATTCACACTCCGGAAGATCCGGAATACAGTGTATCATATGCAGGTCCTGAAGACTTGCTATGTTTTGGATGCAATCGAAATGCACATTTCTCTGCATTCAATAAAAAATATTATCGACCGACATGTTCATATGATAATTCACTTACATGTCCGTTCGCAAATCGAGCATTTAAATTGCGTCAATATGATGCTATTTCAGAATTTGATTTAGCATTGAAACGACTAGCAGAATATGCTAAGATCATGGAAGACTATGAAGAAGATCGTGGTTACGATTTTACTTACATGGGTCAACCTGTACGTATTTACCAGAAGTTTATTCAGATTGGTTATACAATCATTCCTATTGATAATCCTAGTCTGTTTTTGAATAACTATCGTAAAGCAGATAAAAATAATATAGTAAATGTTATTATTAATATTAGTAACAGTACTACTGTTAACAATATTCTCAACAATGAATAACGAATAACTTTACATTGTGTAAAATTTCAGTTTTTGTCAGATAATTTCAGAATCTCACAGGTAAAGCATTAACCTATTTTAATATGTTAATACTACCAAAAGAGAAAAACAAACCAAAGGTTAATAATCCAAGATTTTTAATCCTATTTGGTAAACCAAAATCAGGTAAAACTACATTATTATCTAAGCTTGATAATTGTCTTATAATTGACTTAGAGGGAGGTTCAGAATTTCTAGAAGCTCTCTCTATTCAAGCTCGTACTATTGAAGATTTAGGTAATATATCTAGAGCAATCAGTGAAGAAATCGCTACAACAGGAAAGAAACCTTATAAATATATTGCTATAGATAATGCTACTAGACTCGAAGAAATATGTTTAGGATATGCTAAAGTTCTGTATTGTCAGACACCAATGGGCAAATCTTATAAGGGAGATGATGTTCGTACATTACCAAATGGTAGCGGATATCTCTACTTAAGAGAAGCAGTTAAAAAAGTAATAAACATGTTTAAAAATCTTTGTGATAATTTTATTCTTATAGGTCATACTAAAGATAAGATGATTAATAAAGATGGTGAAGAGCTTATAGAAATGGCTATAGATTTAGTTGGAAGACTAGGTGATATAGTATGTGGTGAAGCAGATGCTGTTGGTTATGTCTATCGTAAAAAGAACGAAACTATTATATCTTTTGAAGGTGGAGATAATTCAGTAAGAGAAGCTAGAGCTCCTCACTTACGAGGTAAGAAGATAGTTATCGCAGAAAGCGATGAAAATAATGATATTAAAGTTCACTGGGATAAAATTTATTTAGACGAGTGCACAGCCTGATTTAAAAACTTAAAAATATTGAAATTATGACATATAGTAAAGAACGTGCAGCAAATATTAGCAAAAGTGATATTAAGTATATTCCCGCTGGTATTATTGAAAATGTAGTATTGAAGAGTGTAAAAACAGAGGTTTCTCCTAATGGTAATCAATTCTTAGAAATTGTTTTTGAGAAAGATGGAGCAACATTAACTCATACAGAATGGAAACCCACACTTGGTGGATTTGTAACTACAGAAGAACAGCTTCAAACAAAAATGGATAAGCAGTATTCTCGTATGTTGCAGATACTTAACTGTTACTATAAGGATGAAGAGCTTGACTTTAATGGAGAAAGCTTTGAACAGTTTGCTCAGTGGATTACTGATATGCTGAACAAAGTAGATAAGAGTAAAAAACTTAGAGCAAAAATAGTATATAATGATAAAGGATATACTACTTTGCCTAATTATGCTAAGTATACTTTTATTGAGCCTATGGAATTGCCAGAAGGTCAATCATCTTCTATTACTATGCTAAATATTGACCAATTTACAAAGCCTGTTGTAGCAGATAAAGAAGTAAAAAACGACAACCCGTTTAGTGCAACTTCATCTACTACTAATACACAAGCTTTTACAGATAAAACAGACGATCTACCATTTTAATATAAAGTAGATCATTATTAATAAATAAGGGTAGTGTAAAAGCTACCCTTATTCTTTTTTAATCATTAAAACAAATCATCATGGTAGAAATAGAACATATTCAAGATATAGAAAAAGATCAACCTGCAAAGTCTAGTGCAAAAGAACAGAAGCTAAAAGATCCTAAAGATTTAACTACAGAAACTCAAGATACTGATGCATCTGAAGCTACAGAGCATGATGAACAAATTGAAAATCAAGAAGACAATATATATGAAGATAGCACCTTAGTTAATCATAATACAGATGTTCATGATTTAAAGCCTGGAAATAGATTTTATGGTAGTATAAAATATAATAATTCTAAAGGAAAACAACAAGCACAACAAGGTATTTTCTTAGTATTAACTTCAGAAGTAAAAGGAAAGAAAGGACAATCC